GCAAAGAAGTTCTTCACCAACAGCGAGGAAATGAAGAATATTCTCGCACAAATAAAGGAAATGCCGGATGGTTTCCCGTTTGAAACGACCATCAAGACAGAGACATTCGGCAAAGGTAGAACCAAATACGTGTTTACATGAGAAGAGTTGAAGGAAGTTCCGGGGTTTCGCTGATGGAATGCACGAACCCGGTTAAAGACAAATGGCGCATCCGATGGGATGTGCAGGAAAAAGAGAACGGCTCTGCCTCCTACATGGAAGAGGAGTTCGGGCATAAGCCTACTGATGAGGAAATCCACACATTGGTTATGTCCTGGTATAACAGCCAGACTGATGCGGCTATCCTATCCGGATTCGCCTATAATGGTGCCCATGTATGGCTTTCTGTGGAGAACCAGTACAACTATAAGGCAGCATACGATTTGGCCGTTCAGACGGGCGGAGAAACCCTGCCAGTGACGTTTAAGTTTGGTTCGGATGAACAACCGGAATACCATACTTTTACTCAGTTAGAAGAACTGAAAGATTTCTATACAAAAGCAGTAGGATTCATTCAGACAGTTCTGGCTGAAGGCTGGGAAAAAAAGGACAAGTTCAATTTGGAATTATATCGGATTGAGTGATTGACAATCCCTTCGGGGGAGGGATAAAAAAAGCCCCCGGCCTGTTAATATAGACGCCAATCATTTATTAACACAAAACGCCACGAGAGTGCGCGACCGGGGGCAATGCCCTCTGCCGCACTCTCGTGGCGTTTTTACGCATTAAATAAATGATTGGCATTGCAAAAGTACAAAAATGATTGGATATGACATTGTTTGAAGCACTTAAATTTAACAGAGAACCGCTTGAAATGCTTATAAGTTTGGGCGGCAAGCAGGATGACCTTCGATTCATAGACTTATATACGGAGTATGAGGTCATGAAAAAACAAGGTGAAAAGACCACTTATGCAGTGGCGTTTTTGGCAAATAAATATTCGGTAAGCGAACGTAAGGTGTATGATGTTATCAAACGGTTTGGAAAGCACTGCACGCTCGGTGCAGTGTGATTGATGTGCCGGGGATGCCTTGTGTTGTCCGGTAGAGCTACCTTTGTACAACCAAAAATAAAGCTCATGAATAAGTATTACCAGACATTAGACAAGATACTCCAAACGGGCAAAATCCAGACCAATAGGAAAGGGCGTATCAAGTATCTATTAAACGAAAGGCTCATGCTAACCCCCGCTGATTTACTTGACATATTTGAAAGCCACGGGATAGCCAGGAAAAAGCTGAAAGAGGAATTGAAACTGTTTATGCAAGGAGTCCGGGATGTGGAAAAATACAAAGAGGCAGGGATTACCTGGTGGGATTATTGCGGCCATACCCTTGTAAACAGCTATCCAACTTACTTTGAAAAGCTTCCACCCCTCATAACCAGGATTAACCGGGAAAAGCGCAACAGCAAGAATTATGTCCTGTTTCTTGGAGAAACCGGGGTGGAAAGCAACCAGGCACCCTGCCTGAGTCTTGTGCAGTTCCAAATTGATGAGGGAGAATTGGTGCTATCTGCATATCAGCGTAGTTCTGATGCGAACCTTGGGCTTCCGGCTGATATTTATCATCTTTATCTGATGGCAAGGCAGGTGGAGCTTCCCCTGAAGTCCATAACCCTTGACCTTGGAAATGTGCATATATATGAAAATAACATTGACCGGACTCTGGAACTGTTATCCGGAGTTGAAAACATTAAATTTGACTTGAACGTATGAAGAATATGAATTTATCTGCACCACTGCCATTTGTAGGCCAAAAAAGAATGTTTGCTAAAGAGTTTATTAAAGTTTTGGAACAGTTCCCTGAAGATACCGTGTTTGTGGACTTGTTTGGCGGTTCCGGACTTCTTTCGCATATAGCCAAAAGAAGCAAGCCCGATGCTACTGTTGTCTACAATGACTTCGACAACTACCGGTTCAGACTGAAAAATATCCCACAGACAAATAAACTGCTTGCCGATATTAGGGAGCTGGTGGGTAATTCGATACCCAAACATAAACCAATTAAAGGGGAACTTAGAGAACGCATTTTTAAACGTATCGAGGAAGAAGAACTAAATGTTGGGTACGTGGATTTTATAACCTTATCATCCTCACTTATGTTCTCCATGAAGTATAAATTGTCTGTAGCCGAAATGCGCAAGGAAGTCCTTTATAACAACATTCGCAAGACCGGTTATCCGGAGTCTTCTGACTACTTAAAAGGGCTTGAAATTGTATCATGCGACTACAAAGCAGTATTCAACCAATATAAGGATGTTCCCGGAGTCGTCTTTTTAATTGATCCGCCTTATCTTTCCACTGATGTTGGTACGTACAATATGTATTGGCGCTTGTCTGATTATTTGGATGTTTTAAAGATACTCGAAAAGCATTCCTTCGTTTATTTCACATCCAATAAATCCTCCATACTTGAACTGTGTGAATGGATTGGAGCAAACAAAACCATTGGCAATCCTTTTGAGGGTTGTACAAAAAAGGAATTCAATGCCCACATGAATTATTCTGCCGAATATACAGACATGATGCTGTATAAGAAACAGGAAAAATTAGTTCATAAAACAGCTGCTTAGCACTGAACAAAGATACAATTTTTCAAGCAGAAGGCCAAACTTTTGAGCCTTATTTTAATGCCGTTATAAAGCCATTTTTTATGAAATTATAAAGCCGAAACAGAGGTCATTACAAAACTTTTGTTTCGGCTTTTTGAGTGTTGCGCGCTTTCCTTTTTTGAACGCTTCGTTTTGTCCTTTTCCCTGAAAATCGAACGCTTCGTTTCGGATTCTGCGGAAATTTGGATTTGCGGATTATATATCGAGCTGATGAACCGGCCTTTGGAGGACTATCTTCAGAAAAAGCAACGAATCCGTATTACCGGTGGTGTCTTTCGGGGGAAAGAGGGATGTATCATGCGTTTGCACCGCAATACAAGGCTGGTATTCGCTTTTGGCAATATGACGGTGGCAGTGAGCTATCTTCATGCGTTTCCGTTTGAAAAAATTGATTAGTTTAATTAAAGCCATCCATACATCCCTTGCAGGACGATGGATGGCAGATAAGACTACAGACGCAACTAAGGTTGCAAATCTATATATTCAGCTGTGACATGGAAACATGGACAGGCTTTTTGCGGATTCAAGTCATGATGGCCTACAATCAGTGCCTTGGGATAACGTTGATGCAGTTGTTCAATCAGTTTTCTCAGCGTAGCCTTTTGTGCTTCCGTCCGGGTGTCTTTCGGCGTTGTTCCGCCATCATCCAGTCCGCCTATGTAGCATATACCTATACTGTGGCTGTTGTGGTGCTTGCAATGTGCTCCAACCAACTCTTCCGGGCGTCCGGCTTCTATCGTTCCGTCTGTAGGAATCACATAGTGGTAACCACAGCACTTCCAGCCCAATGAACGATGGTAGCGGTCAATGTCCTCCGCTCGCAAGGCACTGCCCGCCTTGTTGGCAGAGCAGTGCACGATAATCAACGAAACCGTTCTCATAAGCCGCTTCCAAGCGCTCCTCCGGCAGCGCCTGTAATGAGCAGCTCAATGATGCGGACGATGTACAGCAGTACATTTTTCCAGTTCTTTTTCATACGCTTTGTCTTTAAATAGATGAATAATATAAGTTCCATGACGTTAAAAGATTCGTGGAGTCATTTTATATTCCATATCTGCAAATGTCTCCTTGAGTTTGCGACACGGGGCAAACACGATGTGCGCGCCCTTGATGTTTTTCTTGGAGAACAAAGCCTCCGAAGCGGCTCCTTCGCATTTCAGGGAGACACTGAATGTTCCGAGGCCGTCCAGGGTGACTCGGTCGCCTTGGGCAAGATGCTCGGACAGGCGGTTGAAGACTTCCTCCAGCACCGCTTCCATCATGCCGTGTGGGAAAAAGCGGAGATGTTCCGTCACTTCCTTTACGAGTTTCTTATGCGAAACCGTTTCGTTGGGCACACACTTTGCGTATGCTTTCTTGGGCATCGTCCTGTCGGACGCATTTCCCATCGAGAAAACGTGGTATTTTATCATAATGACGGATTGTTTTCATTCGTGGAAGCCGGGGTCTTTCCTTTGGCGGCATCCAAGTCGACTGTGCCTTTACCGGCCTTTTCGGCCTTCAGGGTGGCGGCTTGGGCTATGCGGCTTGCTACGGGATTGAAAGCGGCGCGGGAACGAATATTTTGGAAGTCTTCTCCCGGCGTGAACACAATGTTGACGGCGGTGATGTTACTTTCTGTAAATTTCTTCAGGTCTTCCGCACCTTCCGAGCCTATAGAAATCCAGAAATTACCTAATTCTGCCAGTTGTACTTTTTTGCCTTCCAGAAGCATTTCTACAAGGCACTCGCACATATCGGCTATTACACCTTTTACCGTTCCGCGAGTGAATACGCCATTGTGGTCGGCAATGTGTTTGACAAACTGGCTGAATGGCATGATTTCAGAAACTTGAGCTTTTGCATACGCTTTTTGGGCGGCATCGACATCCATCGGGTTGCCCATCATAAATACACTGTAATCAATCATAATAAAATAAAGTTTAAAAGTTTTGTGTTTCCGGGATGTTCGTTCATCCTTCCGACACGACAAAATTAATGCGGGGAAATACCGTAAAAAAATCTATTTATTATCGTTTACTAACTGTTGACTGCCGTTCACTAGCTATTGACTGACCGTTAACTACCCGTTGACGAATCATTCAAACAATAAGCTTATGGATAGTGAGACACACTTCAGCATCGTCTTCAATATTTATGGAGGCAGCAACCAGATTCTTCCCAATGCTACTTCCGCCACACAGAATTATTATGGTGATGAGGCGGAACTAGAGAAGGATGATGTAAGCAAGGACAAGGAACCTGCTTTATCTCCTGAGGCTACGCGCCTTTTCTCTTATATAAATAAGGTGGAGGATTTACGTATCTATCTGGTACAGATAGCAGAATGTACCAATGCGGTGGAACTGGCCAGGGTTATAGTTAAGATGGGCGAACGGGAACCGAAGATTACTTCGGAAGAGATGGTGAAGGAGCGTTTTATCTCGTTGTTCTTGCCTCTCACACCTTTGTTCGTATCGGGCAAGACTGTCAGTAATATCCGTGCGCGTATCAATAACGCTTGGGCAAGACGACCGAGAAAGCGGTTATGACCGGAGGTGAAAAACCGGTGAAAAGTGTGGAAAAAAGTAAGATATGTTCGTGGGCAAAGTAAGTTCACTTACTTTGCTGTTTAAGTCTACTTACTTTGCTTGGGAATATATCTTACTTTTTCGTTAAATAAGCATTAAAAGATAATCCAATTTTTGACCCAATTTATAGGGAAACTGCTTTAATGCGGTTTTCTTTATAGGATGTGTCAAAATGAGATGCTAATCCTAATAAATCCATGTTTAATTTACAGCAATTCATTGCAGACCATGTGATTTGTCGTCCGACAAGTATGTTTGCAGCAGATATTGAAGCTAATAAAGAAACGCTTCAAGCAGAAATAAGGAATAAAAGTGTATGCGTCATAGGAGGTGCCGGTTCCATCGGTTCTTCTTTCATTAAAGCAGTCTTGCCGTTCAAGCCCTCCAAACTGATTGTAATAGACCTGAACGAGAACGGATTGGCAGAACTGACACGTGACCTGCGTTCCACATACGGCATGTATGTACCTGCGGAATATCGGGCATATACCTTGAACTTTGCCGATCCTATCTTTGAAAGGATCTTCCGTGAGGAGAAAGGCTTTGACATTGTGGCGAATTTTTCAGCTCACAAGCATGTCCGTAGTGAGAAGGACAAATATTCGGTACAGGCACTCATTGAAAACAATGATATCAAGGCAAAAAGATTCCTTGACCTGTTGGCCGTTTACCCGCCTAGGCATTTCTTCTGTGTTTCCACTGACAAGGCCGCCAATCCGGTGAACATTATGGGAGCTAGTAAGCGCATCATGGAAGATATGATAATGGCGTATTCTTCCAAGTTCAAGGTGACCACCGCCCGTTTTGCCAATGTGGCTTTTTCCAACGGTTCTTTGCCGGATGGCTGGATACAGCGTGTCATGAAAAAGCAGCCGTTGGCTGCACCCAATGATGTGAAACGCTACTTTGTTTCTCCGGAGGAAAGCGGCCAGATATGTATGCTTGCCTGCATACTAGGTAAGAATGGTGAAATATTCTTCCCAAAGTTGGGTGAAAGACAGATGCTCACTTTCTCTTCCATTTGTGATGAGTATATAAAAGCGGTTGGCTGCGAGAAAAAAGAGTTTGCAACGGATGAGGAAGCGAAGAAATTTGCTTCGGATATGACTTTTGATAATAAGGATTACCCAGTGGTGTATTTTAAAAGTGATACAACAGGTGAGAAGGCATACGAGGAGTTCTATGTTTCTGGTGAGAAAATTAATATGGATCGTTTTTGCAGCCTAGGGGTGATTGAGGAAGTAGTGAAACGGCCGATGACTGAGATAGATGCATTCTTTACTGAAATGGAGAATATATTTGCCGAACCGGATTTTACCAAAGAAGAGGTGGTTATGGCGATAAAGCGTTTCATCCCCAACTTTGAACATGAGGAAAAGGGGAAGAATTTAGATCAGAAAATGTAATTAAAATGATATACAGCTATGAATAACAACGCTGAAATCTGTGAATTCATTCACCATCTTTTTGGAACACAAGATTTTGTTCCTCTGAGTGCTCCCAAGTTTATCGGAAACGAGAAAAAATACCTCAACGAATGTATTGATACGACTTTCGTGTCAAGTGTCGGTGCTTTTGTTGACCGCTTTGAGCACGATATGGCTGTGTACACCGGTGCCAAGCGTGCCGTAGTCTGTGTGAGTGGTACCAATGCCCTTCACATGGCCATGCTGCTAGTGGGTGTAGAACGCGATGATGAGGTGCTCACTCAAGCTCTGACCTTCATCGCTACCTGCAATGCTGTCAGTTATATCGGAGCATATCCTGTTTTTATTGATGTGGACAAAGAAACGATGGGACTTTCGTCCCGAGCTGTCAAGGCATGGCTGGAGAGGAATGCTGAACTGAAAGAAGGAGTTTGCTATAACAAGCGTACCGGTCGTCGTGTAAAAGCTTGTATTCCCATGCACACTTTCGGCCATCCCGTAAAAATAGATGAACTGGCGGATATCTGCCGTGAGTGGCATATCGAATTGGTTGAAGACGCAGCCGAAAGTATCGGCAGTTTTTATAAAGGGTATCATACCGGTACATTCGGAAAGGTGGGTGCTATTAGCTTTAATGGAAACAAAACCATCACTACAGGTGGTGGAGGCATGTTGCTTTTCCAGGATGAAGAACTGGGCGCATACGCCAAGCACCTTACTACCCAGGCTAAGATACCTCATCGTTGGGAGTTTCGTCATGACCATATTGGTTATAATTACCGGATGCCGAATATCAATGCCGCTCTAGGTTGTGCCCAGTTGGAGAATCTAGACCGCTATGTGGCAGATAAGCGTGAGACAGCCGCCCGTTATGTTGAGTTTTTCAAGGGTAAGGAAGATATTACTTTCTTTACTGAACCTGCTGATTGCAAATCGAATTATTGGCTCAATGCGGTGGTACTAAAGGATAAGGCGGCTCAACTTGATTTTTTGGAGTACACAAATGATCATGGTGTGATGACCCGTCCCGTTTGGGAACTGATGAATCGACTGCCCATGTTCGAGCATTGCGAAACGGACGGGCTGGAGAATACCGAGTGGCTGGCTGACCGGGTGGTGAATATTCCTAGTAGTGTAAGATTAGATAAATGAAAAAAATCGCAGTTGTCACTGGTGCACGTTCAGAGTATGGACTGCTACGTTGGGTGATAGATGAGATACATCATGCTACTGAGTTACAGTTGCAGCTTATCGTTACAGGCGGACACCTGTCTCCCGAACAGGGGTTGACTTATCGTTGTATTGAGGAGGACGGATATGATATTGATGCTAAAGTCGATATGTTGTTGTCCTCGGATTGTGCTTCTGGTATAGCGAAATCTATGGGGATGTGCAGTATTGGGATGAGCGATGCTTTTCTGCATCTTCAGCCTGATATGATTGTTGTCTTAGGCGACAGATATGAGTTGCTTCCCATAGTTGGTACTGCTTTGGTGATGCGTATTCCGATAGCTCATATTTCAGGAGGTGACATCACTGAAGGAGCTATTGACAATGAAGTGCGCAATGCTGTTACAATGATGTCTACACTCCACTTTCCGGGTACTCAAACTTCTGCAGCCCGTATTGGTAGGATGATTGGAACTATGAAGAATGTTTTTGTTGTAGGTGAAACCAATTTAGATAATTTTTTACGTTTGTCGCTTTTGTCAAGGAATGAATTAGCAGAGTCTTTAAATATTGATTTAGGTAAAAAATGGATATTGATGACTTACCATCCAGTAACTAAAGAAAGCCGTGAGAAGAATCTTTTCGATGTAAATAGTTTACTCCATGTGCTCCAGTCGTTAGGTGATGACTATGAAATACTAGTTTCTAAGTCTAATACAGATTTATATGGTTCGGATATTAATCAACTTTTAAATGATTATGTATGCAATAAGCCTTGTTTTCATTTGTTTACCTCGTTAGGACAGAAGTGTTATGTCAGCCTTCTTCCTCAGTTATATTGTATGATAGGTAATTCGTCCAGTGGAGTATATGAAACGGGTTATTGGAAGTTGCCTACGATTAATATAGGACATCGTCAAGAAGGCAGATATATGACATCTAACATTATTTGTTGCGATAATTGTTCTGAGTCTATTATTCAGTCTTTAAAGAAAATTGAAACAGACGAATTTCAGCAAATGTTAAAGTATATTGATAATCCTTATGGTGATGGCAATGCTTCCAAACGTATTGTAGAACAGATAAAAATGTATTTTAATGCAGTTAAGTAA